TTCATCTTCTGAATCTGCTTCATCTTCGCCGCTGATTTCTCGAAATATTTCACCTAATACATGAGAATATGTTTTTGTACCCATGTTGTTTAAAATATCATCTTCTGTTAACCCTTGTTTTTCAAACAAACTAACTAAGTAATCACGTTCCATTTTTCTAACTTTTTTCATATCTGGTTTTTCTTTATTCACTTCTTTTTCGCGACTTTCCATCCATTCATAAAAACGTTCTGCTTCGCCCATTGTGATAACATCTTTTGAATAGCTTTCTACTTTACCTGTTTCTTGGTTTTTAATTTCAAATTTGATCATGTTATTGTCTCCTTAAAGTTAATTATTTTTGTATACAAAAATAGGCGACCGAAGTCGCCTTGTTTATTTATTCTGCTGATACATCTGCATCGTTTTCATTTGCTTCTACTTCTACATTATCGGGTTCTTCTGGTGCAGGTTCTTCTTCAGTTTCAACTGTGACGGCACATGTCGCTTTTTTATTACCATCCTCAGTAGTAACTTCAATGTTAGCTGTACCGTCTGCAATCGCTGTAATTGTACCGTCTTCATTTACTGTAGCTACATCTCTATTGGATGATGCATAAGCTACACCTTTATTAGTCGCAGTCGATGGCGCAACCGTTGGTTGAATGGTTTCTGTATCTCCGACATTTAGCGTTAAACTTTCTTTATCAAGGGAAACGCCTGTTACTTTAATCGGATTCGTTTTAAATCCTGGTACCTCTGTTTTATCAGATTCACCGTTATCGTTACTAAAAGCAGCTTGATACGTGCCTGCTTCATATTCTGTATCTGCGTCCAGACCTTCAATCGTAACGTTAGCCTTGCCGTCTTCACCACGTTCAGCACTTGCGACTACTTCATCATCTTTATAAATTTTTAAAATATCTGCCATTTAAAAGCCTCCTAGTAATTTAATATAAAAACCCCTATTCTGCAGAAATAACAGCCGACTTACTTTTAGCTGTTACCCCTACATTTTGGGGCACCTTAGGGTGTTTCTGTTGCTTCGTTATCGTTTGAATCTTCATTACTATTGTCTGAATCATCATCTTTAACGTCTTCATAACCAGGGAACACACTTTTGAATAATTCATCTGCCCCTTTTTTACCAACGTGATAACCATAAATACGTGAATTGCCATCAATTGTGCGCGCAATCCAATCACCTGTAAGTTGTTGTGGTTCTGGTTCTTCTTCTTCCTTCGCCGTTGTTTTCCATTCAATAGATTCAAGACTCATTGTCCCTTTAGTTAACGCACAATAAACAGGGTCGCCTGATAATAAATCTGCCGATTCACCAATTAATGCCACGTATGGTGCACGGGAATCTTCACCAACCCATGAAGTGCCATTATCGTCCATATCACGACCTAAAACGGCGTCTAAATCTTTATCTGGCACGTTAAATAAATCAAGTTCTGATTGAACTTCGCCTGTTCCTTGTTTCTTAGACCATACGGTCTTATTTGAAGCGCGCATTTCAACTTTTTCAGGGGCTAATCCTGAAATGTTAAGGTTAACCGTACCACCGTGTTCATCTTTCCATGTCATTAATTTCTTAATTTTTTCATCTTCATCAAAGATACCTACATGTACTTTTTCAAATCCTACTACTGCCATAATTTTTCCTCCTTGAATTAAAAAGAACGCATCTATTCGACACGTTCACCTTTGTAATATTGATTTTTAGGTATGCCACGATATCTTCGTGACATCACATACCTTTGTGTTGATTTAAAATAGTCATCTAATTGTGATGATGCTTGATTTAAATTTTCATTTGATAGTAAATAACGAATCCGTTTGGTTATGTCTATCGTTTGTTGATGATTATAGGCTTCAACATCGACTTGAAAAAAATAAGTTTCCGATAGATATTTATCAGAAACATATGTGCTTGGACGATCTAATATCGGGGTTAAAACGACAAACGCATCACTCGTATCATCCACTTCTGTTACTTCGTAATAATAAATGCGGTTGTTTACTTCTGATACAAGTATAGGGTCGTTAATAATGATATTCTTAATATATTTGAGTATATTCATTTTTTGTTCAACTCTCTTCGAATGATGCCACGGTATTTGGTTTGTGATGCATCTAATGTTTTGGCAATGACACCGTAACCTTGAGGTGTATACTTTTTACCATTACGTGTATAGCCATGTTCATTAAGATGAATGATATTTTTTCTTTCTTTAGGACCTTCCCAATGAATCATAATCCGTCTTTGACCAGCAACCGTTTCAGGATTACCTCGCTTCATTTCTTGTATGGTCGCGCCTGTATCTCTAAAATCTTCAAATTGATATTTGAGTTCTTCTTTTAAAAAGTCAGATGCTTCAATTAAAGCTTTATCATTCTTTACTTGCATTGCTTTTTGACCAAATTTTGCTTCCATCTTTTTCATTAACTCTTTTTCGCCTTTAAGCTTTACATCATATATACCATTGATTTTAGGTTTACTCATTTTCAGCCACCACCACCGTAATATAGCCTGCTTTCGGCTTATCAAATCGAATATCATATATGTTAAATAGTTGGGTTTCAAATCGATAATCTTCCACTTTGATTGTATGTTGATAATTTGGGATAAATTGTCGTTGAGCGTCTCTCATTATAAATGTAAAACCTTGGGTTTTACCGTTTGTCGTTAGAACTTGTCTGTCTTTAATGGAATTATCATATTTTTCAACTTTACAACTATAAACCTCTTTTTCTTCTAAATCATCTGGGTAAGGGCCAGTTTTAACCATGTCATAAAAAGTTAAGTACGTATTAAAGTTTTTAAATTGCACTTAAATCACCAAACTTTCAACTTAAGAATAAATGATTGTAAGGTTCTGTCATTAAAACCTTTATTTTCGCGTTCATACTCAACAAAGCCACGAGTCTCATAATCACGCGAAACAATATAATTAATCGCTTGGCAATATAAAGGATATGCCTCATCACTATAATCGTATTGAGGCACACCACTTAAACTTAATTCAGACTTAGCACTTAGAATCATATCTTCTAACGTATCATTTTCGATATCATAATCTATGTTTAACCATCTTTTAATGCGTAATAATTCACTTTGATTCATCAAAACCACCCCTATTCAGCAGAAATAGAGACGGATTTCGCTCTCGTCTCTACTTCTACCTTTTGGGGCTTGTTAGGGTGTATTCGTGTCTTCAGAACCACCATCAACTTTAGCGATACGGAACGCACTATCTAATGTACGTTGTTGGTCATACCAAGCAGTTAAGACGAATAAATATTCACCTTTTTTAACATCTTTATCCGTATCAAACGTTGTATTGTCATAGTTAATGCCGAAGTAATTGAAATCACCCACGACTGGGTTAACTGCGCTATCTGTAAATACGACAGGCTTACCAAATACTTTTTCAGCTGGTGTATCGAAGAAATTTGTTGTGCCATTTGATAAGATTTTGATAATTTTTACATAATCAATATATCTCATGTAGATCGTAGCGTTACTGCGATAGTCTTCATGCAAGTCAGCAATTGCATTAACAATAGCTTCGTATATATCTTCACCTGACACTTCTTTCACGCCCGTATTATAAAACGACATATGTTCAATACTGTTTTTAGGACTTAGGGCAAAGGCATCTTTACGTTCTTTGTCAGCTAATCCTGAACGCAATGCATTTTCTACCCAATTAACTAAATCGATATCTGATCCATGAATAACGGTATCTGAAACAGCAGCAAAGACTTTAAATTTATGTGGGCTAAATTTCACTGTATCGCCTTTTAATGCCATTTCTTTAGCCGTTTCTTCATCTGTAATAAATTCATCATCATCTAGTGTATATGAAATACGTGGGATTTCTAACCCTTTAATATTAGTTAGACGCGCTTTTTCTCTCAATTGGTTACGCGCAAATGGTTCAGAAATCAATTCTTTTGATAATGTCGTCGGTAAGAATTTATCACCGCCTGTATCATTACCTGTCGGTAAAGCATGTAATAAGCGTTGTGCTTGTTCTGTAGGTTTACTGTATTCTTTAGGATTTAAAGCATATCTATAAAATTCAGCTTTCGCTTTAACTTTTTTATCATCTTCACTTAACGTTTGATAAACTGAAGTTTTTTCCATATCTTTTTGTGCTTTTTCTGACTGTTTTTGTTGCACCTCATCTTTACGTTTCTCAAGAATATCGTATCTTTGTTGGAGAATACCTACGTCTTTTTCTAATTGTTTGATATGTTCAAACTCCACATTTGGGTCACCAGCTTTTTGAGATAACTCGTTATTTTTATTTTTTAATTGTTCTCCTACTTCTCCTAGAGATTGTTTTAATTCGTATAATGTAGACATAAATATGTCTCCTTTCTATTTATAAAGTAATTTTAAATTTTCTGCATTTTGTTTTATTATTTCTCTTGATTCTTTTTCCACTTGTGTCATCGTTTCTTGAGATGTTTCAACCGTATTATCTACCTGAATATCTGAAACAGTTGTAATTTTATCAACATCTTTTTCAATGTTTTCAGGCACGTGTTTAAACATTTGATAACTATCTTTTGAAATACTGGCAGCTATTTCACTTGCACCTAATATTTCATCTGCTAGTCCTTTTTCTAATGCTTCATCTGCCGTTAACCAAGTTTCAGCTTCAAGCAATTGTTTAAGCTCTGCTTCAGATAAGTTCGTCGCTTTATCTAAATACGCATTATTACTTGATTGGTCTGTTTTATCTAATAAATCTGCCGTTTGTCGTAAGTCTTTCGAATTACCTAAGGTCATAATCCAAGAGTTATGAATCATCATAAAGCTGTTTTTGTGCATAAAAATAGTGTCACCGCTCATTGCGATAACACTTGCGATGGATGCCGCTAAGGCATCGACATAAATATTCACTTTGGCTTTATGCATTTTTAACATGTTGTATATCGCATGACCTTCGAAAACATTACCACCAGCTGAATTGATATGCACATCTATCTCAGATACATCACTGAGTTGATTGAGTTCGTTTTTAAAATCGACAGCAGTGACATCAGTTTCGTCCCATTTACTTGAAACAATATCACCATAAATATAAATTTCACCTTTATTCTGGGTCTTTTTGTTCATCTGAAAGTAAGTCTTTGTCTTGTCCATGATTGTCACCCCCTTTCGATGTATGTCTTTGTTCTGGTGGTGTATCAATTGGGTATAAGTCACCACTGATTAATGGAACATCGCCACCTTCAACAGGTGGTAGATCTTCCCATGACCTAATATCATTAACCGTATAATAACCACTACGTACAGCTTTAAAATAAACCTCAGCTTGTGTTTTACTATCTGCACGTAAGAACGATTTAACATTAAATTTGAAGTAATAACCCATCGTCCGTCGGTATTTGGTCAATAACTTGCGATTAAATTCTTCTTCATACTGCTTAATGATAGGTAGTAACGTGTGTTGTAAATAATAACGGTCAAGTTCTTCATTTGATTTAAATGTCATCGCGTTATTCGCATTTAAAAATACCGATGGTATCTGAAATACATTCGCAATACGTTCCCTTGTTAAATTTTCGGTGGCCACAATATCCTCAGATACATATTTTTTATTTAGTGGGTCAATTTCAACTCCGGGTTCTTGGAATAAAACTCCGCCATTTTCTTCATAGAATTCTTTGAAATTTTGTACAACTGCTTTTCGCTTCTCATCGGAGACGTTAGTCCCATATTTAAGGACAAATGATTCAGGTTTCTCCATCTCTTTTAGATTGAAATTTCGAATGGCATTATCAAAATCAGTTGTATTCTTTAATACATCAACAGGACTAATGCCCTGAACCATATTGGAACCAACAATGTGTTTGAAATGCATCATATCTGTATTGTGAATGATTAATTTATTATCTGTAGCTGCGTGAATACTGTAATAAATATCTTTTGAGGTATTTTCAATTAGTATTTCAACGACATCTGGATTAATTAAATATAATTTATTAGGTTGATGATAAATATCACGTTCGATTAATACATAAGCATTACCTTTTTCATTTCGACATGTTTCAATTTGATTAATGAAATCAAAACTACTAATTGAGCCATTTGGCGTATCTGTAATGAGTAAAGAAATATCATTGGTTACTGATTCATAATTTTTATAAAGCTTGATAGGAATACTAGCCATTGAATTAGATAATTTAGTGATAGCCGCAAATATCGTTTCATTGGTTTCTAAAGTGTTATTAATAACACCCCAAAAGTTTTTATTACGCCAAGGCGAAAAGTCATAAAGCTTTTGTCTGCTTTGGTCTACCCAATTATCTATTAATTTTTGTTTCACCTTACTGAGTAAATTTTGTTTAGCGATTGCCTTCACCTCCTAACTCAGTAATTCTTTCATACTAATAAACTCAATATTGCCATTACCTGTGTCTGTAACCACTTTATTCATAATGTCAGTGTAAGTATTTAATAACGCTGCAAAACCATCAATTTTACGATAGCGATTTTGTTTCGTTGGTAACCAATTATCATTACGATCTTTAGTTAATTGAACATTATTGATATACCAGCGCATCATTGGGTTATTATTAAAAATAACTTTGCCATCTAAAAACAACTCATTTAGGTCTTTTAAAGCTGGACTTAAAGTAATCGCGCCTTGTCTTGTTTCTTCTGTTTCAAAACCATAGTTTTTTAATTCTTGATTGAGTTTAAAAGCATTCGCACGGTCATACGTTATTTTTTCCACAGGATAATATTGATTCATTTCTGTAATCCAATCATAAACTTGTTGATAATCAACATATTGTCCAGGTGTTATTGTTAAATAACCTTCCTCTTGCCATTCTCTAAAGGGTATTTTTTCATTGGCGTATTTAACGCGCTCTTCTGGCACCCATGAATGAGAAATAACCGCTATATTACCATCATCTAAAGCAAAAGTAGCGCAAGCCGCAGTGAAATCTTGTGTTTCAGATAAATCATAACCAATCGTACAAGGTTTCCCTTTGAGTTCTTCTAAATCAATCACTTTGTTATTCTTCTTAAGTGTTTCGTAATCTAAGAAACTCATTTCATCATCGTTCGCAAATATATTAAAACGCTTGGTTATAAAATCCCCACGTTCCGCTGGAACGCGCTTCGCTTTTTCCCAATCCTCTTTCATCGTTTCTAAATCAATTGATACACCCAAATTTGGATTTGCTTTCGCCCAATTTTCTGGATTATCTAAATCATCTTCTTTATCTAAAGAAGCTAAGAAATAAAAGGTACGTTCATCTTCAACCACACCATTTAAAGTATCTTCACCAGCACCAACCATATCAACTAAAGGACCATCTAACTGATAACCCGCCGTTGTAATATAAACTAGTAAAGGCTGCTTTCTTGATTGTCGAGAGTTTTTTATAACAGAAATCAATTTATAATCTTTGTATTCATGGATTTCATCAAACACACCAATATGTGTATTTAAACCATCTAACTTCTCACTATCTGCTGCTTGGGGTTCGATTTTCGAATTTGTTTTATCGTAATATATGGCATCTCTTCTTGGTCTGAAATTTTTATTTAATTTAGGTGAAGCTTTTATCATCTTGGTTGATTCATCAAATAATAATCGAGCTTGTTTCATACCATTAGCTAGTAGAACAACATCTGCCCCGGGTTCGCCATCTTCTGAAGCACCATAAGTTGTTAAACCTGATATCAATGTCGTCTTACCATTTTTACGACCAACAAAAACGACGCCTTCTTTAAAGCGTCGTAAGCGTGTTTCTTTATCTACCCAACCAAACAAGGAACCAATAATGAAATGTTGCCATGGTTGTAATATGAGTTGTCCGTATTCGCCTTTCGAAGGTTTACAGAACTTTTCAATAAATCTTATTGGTTTATGTCCTTTTTCTTCATCAAATTCCCACCGATGATTATCATTTTTGAGGTAATTTAAATGCCTTTGGCATTCTTTTCTAACGTATTCATTCGCCGTAATATTACCTCTAACGACTTGTTGCGCATACCATGTGGTGAGCAATTTAGGTGAGGGTTTATTCAATACTTTAATAGTCACCAAAACCGTCCTCCTCTGATTCAACAATTTTTTCTCTTTGTGCTGCGGTTAATCCCAATGACTTTAATAAATTATTTAGCGTTTGAACCGTTTTTGTTAATTCAATACTTAATGGGTTTTTAACTAAATTCGTAGCGCCTGCTTTATTCGTATGTTCATACATAAGCTGAGACTCTTCGAGTTCATCTCTTAATCGACAATAAAATTTATAAGTCTCTAAATAGAGATCTATTAAGATATCATCTGAAGTTTGATAACCATCGATATAACTGACTAATTGCTTTTTTGTTAATTCCAACCTTTACCCCCCTTTCATGAAAAAATCATTTGCGTTGCGAACGCTTCAACTGTCCGCGGTCTCTTTATTTCTTTTTCTCAAAACAAAAACCAGGGGGCATTAAAGTTTTATCGTTCGCACTTTTCTTTCTACATTTTCTGTTGTAAAAACTTCCTCTTCATCTTTCGCGTGAATTCTATTGTGACACTTCGAACAAACACACATGAGATTATCTAAATCTAGCGCTTTTTGAAAATCACTTTTAACATAAATCATATGATGAACTAAGTCAGCATCTGTATATCTATGTTTCCTTAAACACATTTGACACAAATGATTGTCTCTTTCCAATGCCATGTGTCTCAATGTATGCCAGTCTTTAGACTTATATAACCTCTTGGTTTCCTTTGTTAGCTCATCACTATCTATTAATCCTTTGTTGTATATATACTTGCCATACCATTCATGTATCACTTGCATAACGTGTTGCTTATTGTGTCTATCACTAATGCTTAGTCTTCGCTTGCATTCATCTAATGATGTATCCATTTGTTTGTACTGTGTATTAAAGTGTGTCTCCACCTTGTCTTGTA